CGGTCTAGGTCCGAAAGCTGTAGAGATCCGATGCCCCCTCCACCTTGGTGACTCATACTCGCCTTTCTCGTCCGGTCTTCTCATTGTGACAACGTTTGCAGAGCGGCTGAAGGTTGGACTCGTGATCGCTGCCACCTCTCGCCCTTGGCATGATGTGATCAACGTCAGATGCCTTGCGTGCGCACACCCTGCACAATGGGAAACGCACCAGATAATCCTTCCTGAATTGCTGCCAGGCGTAGCCATACCCGCGCTGCGTGGAGCTGCCTCGTCGGTCGTCGTATTTCCTGGGCTGAATGATCGGCTTCGGTGGGCGCTGGTGCTGCGCGCACCGCCCGCTGGTGGTGAGTGCCGGGCAGCCTGAATACATACATGGTCTCAATGGCAGAGTCGGCATAGATCCTCGACCACTACTACCGCCACTCCTTCCACTGCGCTCGCGGCGTCATGGTGCGAGAGATTTTCATTTGTTCGCCGATCTGTCCATAGTCGCAGGCTGAGGCCGACCGAAATCATACTTAATCCACAATGCCAGTGAGAATTTCACAGGGTCATCGTCGGCGTAGGTCTTCAATGCCAATCCGATTAGCATGTTTCCGACAATGCCGCGGACTTGGCGCATGAGGCTCACCGCTTCCCCCCAATCGCAAAGAGCGGGCTGCGGTGCTTCACCGCGAGCTGCGCCATCACAGTCGGCATCGTCACCGGCTGGCCGTTCACAATCGCCTGTCCTGTCGGCACTCTGAAAGTAGGCACCATCTGCGCCATTCCCCCGACCTTACGACTCTGCACGTAGGCCTCCACATCGGCCAGATCATACCGCACTTGGCCCCCGATGCGCGTGCGCGTAATGGGTAACCGCACGACCGTCCGCTCGCTCACTTTCAATAACGCCGCCGCCTCTTTCTTGGTCAGCAAGGTCATTAGGGTGCCTCCACAAATCCGCCTCTGCCTCCAACCGAACACACGTACCGCATACAGCCATTGGCGTCCTCTGCAACCCATGTCGTCCCCAAATTGTCAGGGCATCGATACCGTTCCGGCGTCGGCGGGCATGGCGTGGTGCAGGCGGAGAGCAGAATCATTCCGCACACGAGAAGGCGTTTCATCGTGGCTATTCCTTGCTATATTGCCCACCAATACCCATACGCAGAGGCTATATTTTTCACGGCACGCTCAAGTTTTCGATCTTTCTTGATCAGTGCGGTCGCACGGTCCCATCCATTCAGCACCGCCAGGTCCTGCGCCATATTCATGGCCACGCGATACAACCGAATCGATTTTACGATCGCATGGCCGCTTCTGGGATGACTGATCGTCCAGGTCTTGGCCATCACCGCGCCCGCCGACAAGGAACGATGCACAAACAGCGGCCCGACCTGATAGCCATTCACCGTCACCAATTCATGATGAGGCGGTTTCTGTCGCAATATAGCGTGGCTTATCACTCTTCCCCCACATGCTGCGCGCAGCCCTGGCCGTCCACTCGCCACTTTCTGGCGCGGTTCTTGGCCATCTTCTTGTTGATTGCCTCTTTGTCCAGCGTGCCGATCACGCGATACAGGCAGATCACCACGTCGGCGGCTTCTTCGGCAATTTTCCCCGTGTTGGTCTGCGAAATATGCAGCAGCTCTTGAAATTCCATCTCGGCCCGAAGAATCTGCCGATCTATCGTCGCCAGCCCGAACGTCTCATCCGCCCAGGCCGTCACGGTGGAGATGGTTTCGGGTTCGACCATTTTGACGACGTCGGCAAGATGGTCTGCGAGAGCAGCCTCGGCTTTGTGTGCTCGTTCCTCCGCCTCTTTTGCACGAAGGCAGGCATTGTCATACGCGACGGATGAGAGATCGTAATACGTCGTCAGCCAATTGATTCGCGCAGTCGCCTCTGTAAGTTTTTGCTCCAGCGCCCGCTTCTCCTGCACCAGCTCACTCGAGACTGTTTGCGCGTGGCGTCTCGCCTCCTCGGCTGCAGCGACTTGGCGACTCAGAAAGTCGATCTGGCAATCGATCGGTTGTGTCTGCGAGGCATTAGTTTGAACCGTCATCATCTCCCCCTTGTGCGCCACATCAGCCCCAGCACGATGGCCAGCACCCAGAACATCGCCACATCGAACGCGGGCCCCTGCGCGTCGAACCAGTCGAGCGCCTGATAGATCGTCGCCTTCATGCGGGAACGACCTGCAGTCGCAACAGCCCTGTTTTTGAACCATCATTGCGCTGCCAAAACTTAAACGCCTCGCGCTTCTCCTGGGTTGAAAGATCCGCCCCAGAAACCAGCGCATTGAATTCTGCCAGCGATTCAAACCCGCAGGCGCGAGCAATATCCTCAGTCATAGAACCCCCTTCGCCACTAATACCTTCTTGGCTTCCTCGAACTTTGGCCCGAGCAAAATGCCGCACTTCGTGCCGGAACATTCAGGGCAACAATTCATGCCCTTGAGACGCGACGAGAATGCCGTCATGCTCATAGGAAGCGTGAACCGCTCAACCCATAGATGCTCGCAGGATGCGCATTGGCAGATGAATAAGTCCTGATTCGCCTTCATGCCCCCACCACCTCCCAGCCGTCGGCCACGGCAATGCGGTCCCAGGCATCCGGCGCGGTGCGGCGTTTACAGGCGTCACAGATCCGGTGCGAGGGATCGGCCTTGATCGCCTGAAACAGATGATCGGCCCCCGCCCCCAGGCAGCGGCGCGGCTCCCGCTCGATCTGCTGCGCATGCCGTCGCGGATCAGAGCGGCTTTCGAGTCCGGCGGCGGCACAGGCATCGAGCCAGGAGCCGAACCGCTTCTTGAGCGTGCAGGAGGCATACTGGCCCCGGTCCCGATAGGCGTCTTGATTGATGTAGCCCAGCTCCGCATGCACGGCCCGCAGATCGGCAATCATCGCCTCGTTCGTCAAGAGGTGTAGGCCCTTATTCCACATCACTCCCCCCACGTCAGTGATTGTTGCGCCGGCTCCGGTTTCGCCAGCATGCCCTTCATGGTCTTCAACAGCTTCCCCAGCGACGTGAACCGATGCGCATACTGCTGAATCGTAGCCCGCAGCTCACCGTCCGTCGTCGCCAGGTAGTAGCCCCCGCCGGAGTGGGCCGTGCTGCTCCCGATCGGGTAGCCCAGCTCCACCAGCGCCCGCTTCAGCTCCTGCACCCGGCGCGTGCCGTTCTTGTCGCGCCCGTAGCCCATGCGCTCCGACACATCCGTCACCGAGATCGCCCGCGCCAACCCCGCATGGTTGCGGAGAATCGTCAGGAGCTTGGTTTCTTCGGAGGTCATCCGCCCCAGGCCTTTCGGTTCTTCAGCAACAGATTCCGTTTCGTTTCGATCTTCAGGAGCTGCGCGTTGAGTTCGGCCAGCACCACCTTGAACCACCGCCGCTGCACCTTCACCCGTAACAGGCGGTTGTTCATGTACGTCCGCCACCTGGTGCGGCAGGCCTCGCAGAGCACCTGGCCCGTGATCGCGTCGACCTTCTTGCACCGATCACACCGCCGCGTCTCGATCTTCTGTGCTGTGGGCTCCGTCGTTGTGGCCATCGCTCCCCCGATCCGTCCGCAATTCACACACCGCAGCAGGTCTTCCGAGAGCGCCCCGTCGTGCACCGTCTCCGGCACCAGGAGGCCGCTGCAGCGTGGGCAGGTCACAGCGTCGTCACATCCCACTGGCTCTTGATTCGCCGCACCAGTCGCCAGTCGAAACAGCGATACAGGCCGCTCGCCACTTTCAGCCGCGTCATTCCGTCGCGCATGTTCTTGGAGAACCCCTTGCACTCGTGGATCTGCACCCGCGCACCTGGTTCTGCGGGCCACACCATGAAATCGGGCGTGTAGCGCGGCCCACCGGGCAGCTTGAGCGTCAGCGGGTGATACCAAAACTCCAGAATCACCCCCGCATGTTTCAGCGCGGCCAGATACTGGTCGTAGGCGGCCTCCAGCTTCGAATCGAACACAGGGCGCGACGCATCTCTGCTTTGCTGGGAAGCGCGCACAGGCGTATCTAAGGCAGAGCCTTCCCGTCGCACCGTGGCTGTGTCGCCCACGATCTGGAGCCGGTCTTCATCGATCCAGCGCGTCTTCATCCCTACGCCCCCACCGCTTTGGGTAAACACGCCTCCACCCAGGGATAGTTCGTGAGCAGCCCGCGCACCTCGTCGGCAGTGAGCGTGCGGAGCGACTCCCGCAGCTCGTCTTTCAGCGCGGCTTCGCGGCGGTCGAACTCCGTCGTCTTCGGCGCATACCCCATCGCCACCAGTTCCCGAAAGCGCCGCAGCTGCAGAATGCCCCCCACCAACACCAGCGCATGGTACAGCCCCTGGCCGAACTCGTCCGCCGAAATGCCGTCGTGGATCTCATGCTCCGTCGAGCGCACCGTGGCCCCGCCCCCGCGTTTCGGCAAGAGATAGCCGCAGTCGCAGGTGGTGCCGGTAAACCAGCCGTCACAGGTTGGGCACTGCATGCTTCACCCCCAATTCCCCGAGGTACTGTTCAAACTTCGAGGGCCGGAACAACGTGTCGGGCCTGAGATATTCCCGCATCTTCGGATCGTCTCCCCACTTCAGCAGTCGATTCGCAATCACCTGGCGCACCTGCAGTTCCGTGTAGCCCTGTTTCAGCAGCGCATGCACGGCTTTCAGGCTTACCGTCGGGTCCTTGTTTGGTTTGCGGGCCTGGTAGTTCTTCCCGGCTTTTCGGTTCAGAAATCCGATCAGCTCTTCGGCGAGAGGCCAAAGATGCATGGCGTCGGGCGTCAGCCCGGCATTATTTTCGTGTGATTGTTCACCTGATGGTTCGGATGAAGATTTGGGTGTCTGTGTGACACCCTCCCCGTGACACTGCGACACCCCACGGGGTGTCTGTGTGACACCCTCCCCGTGTCCATGTGTCACCCCCCTGGGTGACTGTGTGACACCCTGGGGTCGTGGAGTCGCAATAAAATTGGGCGAGCAGGCAAGCCGATAGAGATTCGAGTTTTGTCCCCCGAACGATTTAAAGCGAAACGTAGTCACCAATAAGCCACGAGCCTGAAGATCCTTGATGGCGCGCTGGATCGATCGGCGCTTCCACCCCGTGCGCTGCTCCAGGTCGTCGATCCCTGGCCAGCATTGCCCATCCTCATCCGCCCGATTCGCCAGCGCCACCAGCACACTCTTCGGGCACGGCGGCAACGGCTGCGCGAAGGCCCAGGTCATCGCTTCGACACTCATAGTTGAAGCACCTCTTGAGCTAATCGCTTGGCGGCAATCTCACAGTACTTTTCTTCGATCTCGATCCCGATGGCCTTCCGGCCTAGATCCTTGGCCGCTCTGAGCGTGGTGCCGCTGCCCATGAAGGGGTCGATGATCGTAGATCCCGGATCGGTGGAGTTCAGAATGATGGGCTGCAGGACTTCGCACGGCTTCTCAGTCGGATGGCACTTATGCTCAGGAACCTGAGCACGGAGAATATCCCCAAGCCCCTTATCCCTGAGCCGATGCGCACTGCGTGGGCAGAATCCTACCCATTCATGCATCCTTCGCCAGGAGTACCCCATCCCAATGGAAACCTTGTCCCAGACCAGGACATTCTTGATGGGCAATGAAGGAAGGATACGCAGGCCTGTCTTGACGTCTGAGAAAATGTAAAGCGCGGCATGATCCGGAAGAGACGAATAGATCCCGCTCAGGAAAGCGCATAATTCATCGTCTCCCAATGTTGAAAACCATGCCCCGCTTCCCACTCGGTCACCGCCTCTAGTATTGCGGCCATCTACGAGGCGAGTGGTTGTTCCTCGGACCACATCAATATCCAGTGATTTATAGGGCGGGTCGGTCAGGACTAAATCCGCCGGCTCCAGTTTCGGCAAGATCTCCAGACAGTCCCCGTGGTAAATCGTGATCCCATTCTCGCTGTAATACGGAGTCGGCAGGCTCATCGCGTCAGCTCCCGAAAGCGGTTCAGAAATTCTTGTTCGGCCTCGCTCGGCTTCATGGTGCGGTCCACCATGCGCCGGGCACGGCGGGAGGGCACCGTGCGCAGCCAGTCGTGCTCGCGTTGCAGCTGGGCATGGTCCGCCCGCGCCACCGAGGGCGGCATGGTCGGCGGCAGGTTGAACCGCTGACAGACGGCCCCCATCACCACCGCCTCAATCTGCCGGTAATGCTCCCCGAGCGGCGTGTGGTATTTCAGCGGGCTCATCATGTCCCCCAAATAGGCCTCGCTCGCGTCATGCAGCAGGCCCCATAGGGCGTCTTTCAGCGGCACGTCATGGCTCACCCAGTAGCTGTGCTCGGCGACTGAGTAGTACTCCCAAACGTGGCCGTTGTAGCGGCAGAGATTCGACAGCGACCGGGCGATGTCTTCGATCAAGATGCACTCCGGATCCGGCTCGAGCGGATTGAACGCCCGCCAGGAGATTGTCCGGATGATGGGCGAGGCATCGCGGGTGCTCATGCCGATACCTCCCCATGCACCCAATGCTGCGCACAGAGCGCCCGCCAGCAGCGTTTACAGAGGTCGTGCGCCTTCAGCACATACCGGCCCCCGCGTTTCGACCGGCGCGAGCGTGGGTGCGTCTTCGCCGCCAGCGCCGTCATCGCTTCTACCTTGCCGCACTCGGCACACAGCGGATGCCGGTGCTTAATGGGTTCAACATGGCTGGTCATGCCGCCACCTCATCGCAAGCCCGCTCCGGCTGGCGCAGAAACCGTTCCACCACCAGATCCGCCAGCTGCGCTTGATGCTCGGCGGGCCAGTCCCCAGCCATCGCCCAGGCCGTGCGGAGATTGTCGTCGTAAATCCGTTGCTCAATCGGGTGCATGGCGTCCTCCGTTACAGGCCCAGGCGGGCCAGCAGGTTTTGGGCACGGTGCCGGGCGAGCATCCCCTGATTCCCCCGGCGTGACTGTGTTCCCCGTGGAACTTTCAGAAAGTGATCAGGTCGGCCCTCGCGCAGCGGGAAAAACATCTTCTCTTGCGGCGTCCGCCCCCGCCGGGTCGGCGCGCATTCGCTATACAGATCGTTCGGCGTCATTTACCCCCCTTGGCGCAGTGCGTGTAGTCGTGCCAGGGCCGTTCCGGCGTCGGTGGTGAGGGCATGCAGGTATCCCAGAGCAAATCCTTCGCCCCGATCCCCAGCCAGTAATGCAGCGCCAGGGCCAACAGCACCACCACGGCGATCCCCGCGAGCACCAGGCGCCCCAGCACCGCCCCCAACCAATAGCCCGTCAGCGCGTCGAAATAGCCCATCAGCACCAACAGCCCCACCACAATTGCGATCGTCATCACGACACTCCATTGGTTGACCTGCGAGGAAATGCGCTCGTCTTTGACTCCGATGAAATGCGGCCCGCTGCGTTTCCATGGGCTTGGACCACTTCTTACGATGGGAACATTCGGTCGATACGTCGAGCGCATCAGCAGCCCCCTTTCTGAATCATCGCCATACGGTGTTGGAGAATCTGAGACGCGCAGGCCAGCGGCACCGCGAACCGCCGTTGCAGCGCATCGGCATAGATGCCGATCCAGGCCCATTGCTGTTCTTGATTGGGAATCTGCCCGAGCCAGAACCCCGCGTTATCCAGCCAGAGGGTCAGGCCCTGGTAGTCGTGTTCCGTGAGGTGCGCGATGCGCGCTTCGAGATCCGACAGAATACCGAACAGGCCAGAGACAGGAGTCAGTGGTGCACCGACTGGGTTCATTTGGCCCTCCGCAATTCGTGTAGTCGGTCAACCGTTGAGGGACTACACGAAGGCGCTTCCTCCAGCGGCAGCAGTGTGCGAAGCTCCCGGTATGACGAACGGAACGCACGAACCAGATTCATCCGATACCGGAAGGATTGCCGCAGGTAGCAGGAGCGGGAATGCGGCTTTCCCCCCGGTGGCACCAGGGACCGGATGTAATCGAGGTCAGCGGCCTCTTCCTCGGTCAGCCGCACCACGATTCCGTGGCCTCGTTTGCTTTCGTCGGCATCGGTGGGGCAACACACATTGTTGGCAGGAATGGTTCAGGCCTCCTCCAGTTAGCGTTGACCAAAATGGTCAACAGCATCTTCAAAAAAATAGGCTGAGTCTATTCCAAACGCACGAGCCGCCTTCTCGACACTGGCTACATTCGGCATCTGTCCATTCAGCCATAGATGCAGACTTTGCCGGGTTGCACCAATACGGCGCGCGAACTCTGATTTCGACAACCGATGGGCGAGTCGCAGGGCTTCGAGTCGATCTGGATTGAAGTGCTTCGTCATAACTGACTGTTTACCATTATGGTCAAAGCTTGTCAAATGCTTTTTACACTCCTAATATTTCCGATACCATGCATTTGATACAACTCATTGAAAAAGAAATAAGAACCAAACAAATCAGCCAGCGCACGCTCGCGCGAGCGGCTAAGCGGTTGGCTCGGAAATGGGGATGGTCACATCCTGGGACTGGACCTGTAGTGCAGCGCCTCACCGTGTCTGGATGGCAATCCATTGCGGAGTACACCACAGCGGACCAGCGACACTCGTTGGTTGCCACTGTGGGGGAGATGCCGGACGAGGAATAGGGCAAGGGATAGAGGCTGGCGCGGAAATCTGTGAGGCTGACCTCACGGGCTCATTCGAGCGTTCGCTTCAATGGGGCCGCGCCAGCCAATGAGAGTCTAGGAGATTCGATGCACAATGTCAATCCGATCCAAGTCCCCCTCTCCGTCGAATATGCGATCCGGGAGGCCGTGGCGCTGCTGCGCGCCTCCCGGCGCAATTTCAAATCGCGCCAGGTGGAGACGGCGCGGGATCTGCTGGAAAAATGCCTGGAGGATCTGCCGGACCGGCGGGCGATCACGAAACCATGACACCAGACGCGCTCAAAACCACCCGCGCGGCACTGGGCCTCACGCAGGCCCAGCTCGCCAAACAGCTCGGCGTCACGGTGAGCACCGTGGCGAAATGGGAGCAGGCGGTGCATCCCATTCCCCCGCTCGCGAGCAAATTGCTGCGCACGATCACACGCCCCCGCTAGTCCGTCGGCCTGGCTAGCCGGCGGATGTCGTTCATCAAGTGGTCGTTATTCCGCACCACGCACCATCCCGAAATGACGGCATCATAGGGCTCGGTCTCCAGCCGCGCGATCAGATGTCCATTGTCGTAGACATAGACTTCCTGGTCCTGCGTGATCACCCACTGATAGCAGGGCCTGCCGTTACTCGCCGCGGGCCGCTCGAGCGCGGTCGTGCACGCGCTGCAGGTCAGCATCAGCAGCATTAAGCTCAGCAGCCGTGCGAGCCTGCTTGGTGGCCTCCAGCGCCCGTTCTCCCTCTGCTTCAAGGCTGGCCTCCTTTCTGGTCTGATCCCCCAGCACATAGCGCCAGGCCTTGAGGATCAGCGTGGGCACGTCACTCCAGGGCATGGCTTACGGCATCCCATAGGGCGGGTCGGGTGCCACGGCTTTGACGGGCTGCGCGACCGGCTGCGGATCGTAGGCGTGGCTTTTGTTGGCATCCTTCGCGAACCGCGCCGAGAGCCCGGTGCAGAAGGCCCCGATGAACAGAATCCATTCCTGGGCGTTCTTCGGCCAGTCCTGCACGACCAGCACCTGGTTCAACACGTCGAGTGCGATGATCAGCGAGCCCAGGTAGCCCGTGATCGGGCTCGATCCGCCGAGTACATTATGCAGCCATTCCATATCGAAGCCCTCCCCTTCCCATGACAGGCGTTGATATACTATTGCCGATTCTCCGTGACCGTCTGCGCCTTGCGTTCCACGATCGCCTTCGCCCGCTGCTGGAGATATTGCGGGAGATCTTTTTTCTGCTCGGGCGTGAGGATCGTACTCAGGAATACATCCTGATTCGCGCGGGCCAGCTCTTCGAGCGTGGCGCTCATGGCGTTATGCTCCTGGCGCAGCGAGAGCAGGTGGGAGGCATGCTCGGACTGAATCAAAATCGTCTGCTGCGTCGTCGCCCACACCCCGTAGAACGAGGCCCCGATGAGCAGCAGCGCCAGCAGCACGTTCACCACGACGCCCCCGGTCACTTTGAGCGTGGCCGGCCCAGCGTTCAACTCAAACCCGTTTCCGTTCCCCTCGGCCATCGCGCTCCTCCTGTTCTCGTTCCTTCCGAAATGGACATCGATACACCGCATGGGGATTGGCCTCGTCATGCGAATAGGTCGCGCCGCAGCGCGGGCAGCAGTACGGCCCCTTATGCCTCACGAGCATGTTGCACCTCGCTCACGGGCAGAATGAGCCCCAGGCCCGCCAATTTGAGCCGCCAGCCTGGTTCCTCGACGTGCCCCTTGTCACCGGGCAGATACGCCCCGATCGGGTCGCCCAGCGGGTCGAGGCCGCACGTCCAGGCCAGTTTGTAGAACGCCAGCCAGAACGGTTCCCCCGGATCCCAGTCGGGCTGCCCGTCGAACGTCACCGGGATGAGGTCGACTCCCAGCGCGGCGGGTTTGCCATCGGCCCGCACCACCACATTGTGCGCAGAGCTGCCCGGCTTGGCCTTCGTGACGACCTTGGTCGGCTCCACGATCTCCCATTCGCCGGTCTCCCGGTTCATCGCCCGGCCCTGCTCAAAGAGGGCCATCTGCTGGGCCACCGAGCGCCAGCCATGCACGACCAGGAGCTTGCGCTTCAGTTGGATTTCCGAGAGATCACAGAGCCGCAGCACCGCCCCGCGAATGACGGGCGAGACGCTGTCGAGGCGTTCATGGTGGAGATTCATGCCGTCACCTCTTGCAGCAACATGCTGTGCCGAACGATGGCGCGGTGGCTGGAGATTTCACCGACAGAGACCTTAAGAAACTGCCATCGTGACAGACATAAGACGATGATCGAGAGAGGTTGTCTTAGAGTCATGCTGTCACCCCCCGCTTGTTGAGACTCACCACATCGGCCCAGACCCGGGCTTTCCAGTCGCGTGTCACCGCTTCGTCGTGCGCCCGCTCCCGCGCCATCGCCTGATTGAGCGCGATGGTGTCGTCGATGCGATTGCCGCAGGTGAAACAGGCCAGCAGCGTCAGGAGCGGACGCCCACGCCGCCCGAGCACCTGTTCCACGCGGAACAGCCCCCCGCAGCGCGTACAGGTCATCAGTGCGCCACGCCTCCAGGCACCGGGCCATTGATCAACAGCGTGCTCGTCCGGATCGGACTGCCGTAGTTGGCCTGATTGATCCGCACCTCCGGCGAGAGCTTGGCCAGCGCCACGAATCCCCCGAAGGTGAAGCCGCCTTGAATCACCGCCGGCACCACGAGATCTTTATAGCTCGCCGTCTGCACGCTGCCCCGATCAACCGCCAGCGTGGCGTTCTTGTCGATCGTGTCGCCGCAGACTTTCTTCCCCCAGTAGACACTCCATTCCATCTGATCGGGTCGGCACTCCGTCTTGGAGACATCCCCCGGAATGCTCCAGTCTCCCGGGATGTAATGCCGCTCGATGATCTTGTTCCCCCGGTGAAAATGGTCGAGCCGCTCCACGCAGCCGGTCAGCAGCAGACAGAGACTCAGTACGCACAGGGTCTTGAATGACATAGATCCTCCTATTGAGTTCGCCGCTTATCCGTCAGCCTCGCCTTGATCGTCACCCAGCAACATAATAAGATCCGCCAACCGATTCCCCATAATGCGATAGCCAGGACTTGTCGGGTGTACTCCATCCAGTGACGCCCATGCCTCCTTAAAATCTCCGCTGCCATTGCTGGCATCGGTAAATAAATCGTAGGTCGGGTACCCCAAAGTTTTGATCCACGCGTTGTACCCATCCATCACGGTCTGCTGCCCTGCCGTCGCGGCATTGAGGGGCGAGGTGGTGAGGAGGACCGGCAGCATCCCAGCGGCTTCGATGGCCGCAATTTGCGCGAGCCGATCGGTTTGCATTTGCGCTAGCGTGCGATTTTGCGCGACATCATTGACCCCGCCGTGTGCAATGCAGAGTGTGTACGTAGACGCCCCTGTAGTCAGCCTCGCGATACCGGATGAGATTTGATCGGTAATCTGAGAGATCGTGTGCCCTGCTACTCAGAGGCCATTGGATGCGATGGGCCTACCATACAAGGCGGCTCGCAAATGCGTGTGAAAATCACCGGCATCGTTGGCGAAGCTGTCCCCTAGCACGAGGATATGAGATCGTCTCGGTATGGGATATGGCGCTCCGTGGGTGGGCGTCCCAACGGCACCACTGGTCATCGTGCCGGTGCGGGTATAATTAAAAATGCGTTGATCCCCAGGGCGCACATACTCGGATGGGTAGGTCGTCCCAAACGGTACACGCTCCACCATAATATCAGATATTCTGATCGTGGCGTTGTTGGCGTTGTTGGAGTCCGTCCCAATACCTAACCGAATCGTCATTGTCCCGCCTACTGTGCAATACCCCCATATCGCATACCGCCCTGGACCGATATTGTTGAGCGAATTGGTTCCTCCTGTCAGCGTTACGCCGGTCACAGACGCGTTGTTCCCAACGTGCGTACCAGTTTTTGAATCAACCGTGAATGTGCAAAAAATGGTTTGTCCTGCGTAGATGGTTCCGATCCCGACATTGACCCACACACGCTGCACCCCCGCGGCTTCTGACGTAAACTGCAACCACTGCCCACCATCGACGTCATTCCCCCAGACGATATTAGGAGTGCTGGCTGGAAAATCTGTCCAGTCTGATCCGGTGCCCCTGAAGTACAAATCACGCCCTGTCGAGGAGGCGGTGACTCCAGCTAGCAGGTTTTCCACCAGACGCGGCGCCGTGCGAGACGACACAACTGGTCGCGGTGAGACGTTGAGATAGAGCGGATTGAGCGTGGCGACAGGCCGGTTCTGCGCACGAGCCGGTGTGCCAAGTCCCACCGCCGCTGCTGCGCCGATCACGCCCAACCGCCCGACCAGTGTGAGCCATTCCCGGCGCGTCATGATGCGGGCCACCATTCGACGAGGACCAGGTTATCATCAGAGGCGTTGCTGCAAGTGACCGTGATGGCCCCGGCGCTGTTTCTGGCCCCGCCGAAGTTTCGCTCCCCGACAAAGGCGGCTGGAATCGTGAAGGATTGCGCCGCGCCGTCGCTGTCGGCGAAGCCTGTAAATACACAGGTTCCCGTCAGAGCCGCGAGCACAATGACACGTTTCAGATAGGTGTCATTCGCGACCCCGCCGCCGATCGTTGCCGCCGTCGTTTTGCTGATCACCGACAGATTCGCGGCATCGACGATGATGCAGTGCCCTTTAGTGGCTTGATCCTGCAGGCGTTCGCAAGCGTCGAGCGTCGTCTTCGTGACCTTCTTGCCGCCCGCGCTCTGATCCCACTCCGACACCACGGAATCATCGGGTTGAATGATCTTCGGGCTCTGCACTCCGAAAGAGTCATAGAGCTGGCCCGCGTGCGCCATCCCACCCACGCCCAGCAGCAGCGCCCCCAGCGCCGCGCCCATCAGTCGTCGTGTCATACGTCCTCCCTTCATTCCGTGAACATTCACGGCAGCGGTTCCCGCACCTTTTCCGTAAAGAGCCGATCGGTCGTGAGCTGATCGCTCTGCCCCGCATTGATACGCACTTCCCCCTTCATCTCTCCGGAGGCGTTGAGATCGGTGGAGGTGAATTGATACTGCGCCCACCCCGGGCGGATGCTCTGATCCATGGCCGTCATGGTGCGCTCGACGGTCGGCCCCTTGTTGATGCTGAAACGCAGGGTGACGGTTTTCCCCGTCAGCGGAATGGGCTGCCCGGTCTCGCTGTCGGTCAGCTGCACCTGCAGCAGGCTCCCGCCGTCCCCTTTGACTAAGCCCCCCTTCGGCATAGCGTCCCCCTCTTAGGCAAAGGTCACGGTCAAGGCGGCCGCCTGGAATGACGGCGCCGGATCGCCGTTGTTGACCGTCTTCGCCGTGGTCAGCGCGCCATAGATCAGCATGTTGCCGCCGCTGGTCGCATCGAGAATGGCGAAATGCGTCACGCTGCCCCAGTTGGCCGACGGTGCCGGAAAGGTCAGCGCCCCGGCGTTGCTCACCTGGCCGCCGGTTCCTGAACTGGCCCCGGTCGTGTTGCCGTGGGTGCCGTTCCAGTTGGCGTTCGCTGGGTTGTTGGAGACACGGGCATAGGAGCCGCCGCTCACTTCCGTGCCGCCGCCGGTCTCCCCCGGTGCCGCTGTATACAGGGCGATCGCAATGGTCGTCGGCTGCGTGAAGGTGGTGGTGCGGAACAGATGGTCCGCGAGCTTGTTCTCGAGATAGTCCGTCATGGCCGTGCCGAGCAGGAACGGAAACGCGGCCAGCCCAGCCAGCCCCGATCCTGTGATCACCGCGACGGCGATGCACAAGGCGGCCAGCGCCCAGCAGGCGAGCTGCAGGCCATCGGTCTGCGGGATATAGACCACCCCCACGGGCGTCTTTCCCTGCTCCCACTCGACGGCCCGGCGCACGTCGTCATCGGAAAAGGATGCCGGCCAGTATTCAACCGCCTCGCCGTACCGCACGACTAGCAGCGCCACAACCCACGACGTGTGGACCATGTGCCAGACCTTGACCTTCCGCCCATAGCGCGCCTGCATGATGGCGGCCCATTCCTTCAGCCGCGTCGGGAGTTCCATCCCCCCGGCATGCTCGAGATAGGCCGCGCCGCGCATGGCGCACAGGTCTTCATACGGCATGCCTGCCTGCGTTTCGCTCGATAACCCCATCAGCATCTGTTTGTACGACATAGCCCCTCCTCGTGATCGTTAGACCGTGACCGCCTCGCGTGTCAGCGTGCGCGTCAACCCGGCCGCTTCTGTCATTGTCGTGGCGCAGGCCAGGACTCGGCTCACCTGCCCCGAGCAGGTCATCGGGGAGAGGCCTTCCATCGTCGAGAGGGTCTGGGCACACGCCAGCACCCGCACGGCCTGCCCGGTACAGGTCAGGAACAGCTCGACGATGACCGCGTTCTTTTCGCCGACGGTGATCCCCGCACTCGTCAGCAGAGCACACGTTGCCGCACCAGCCAGTTGAATCTGGGTCGTGAGCGCACCGGCCGCTGTGATGCCACAGACCGGCGACGCCGCGAACCGAATCGCCGTCGTCAGCGAGGCTGACGGCACGACCGACCCTGTTGCGGCTCCCGCGAGCCGGATGGCTGTCGACAGTGTGGCCGCTGCCGTGCAGGAGGCCGAGACCGCGCCCGCCATGGTGATGGCCGTGGTCAGTCCTGCGGCTGCCGTCAGGGAGCCCTGGCTGGCCCCTACCAGGGCAATTGCTGTAGTGAGCGCCGCAGTCGCCTGCACGCTCACACTCACCGAGGCATTTAATCCGCTACCGACGGACAGGTTCGCCGAGACTTGCACCGAACCGGTCACCGCGCCTGCCAGCAGAATTTGTGTCGTGAGTGCCCCGGTGGTGACGCCAGACACCGAGACCGCAGCCGCAAAGCGAATAGCCGTCGTGAGTGCGCCCGCTGCCGTCAGAGAGACCGCCGCCGCGCCGGTGAATCGAATGGCCGTGACGAGATCGCCGCTTGTCGTGAGCGCCACCGATGTGGCCGCGGCAAGATTGTTAGGAATGACCAAGGTCGCCGAGGCCGCGAGCGAGACCGCCGCGGATCCAGCCAGGGCAATCTGAGTCGTGAGCGCCGCACTGGCCACAACAGAGACGGATGCCGACCCCGCTGCCGTGATTTGCGTTGTCAGGGCTCCGGCCGGGACTATTGACACGGACGTCGAGGCTGCAAAGCGAACGGCTGTCGTGAGTGCGCCCGCGGCCGTGCAGGACACAGCAAGGCTGCCGGCCAGCGGAATGGCGGTGGTCAGCGCACCGGCTACCGTGAGCGAGCAGGTGACCGCCGCATCGAAGGTAGCCGCCCCGCCGCTCGCCGTATCGCGCAGCGCATCGCCGCCGCGAACGGTGGACTGGCGGACTGTGAACGGATTGCCCATCCGATTACCGCTCCATGATCGTGTACGAGCCGAACAGGTTCCCGGCGCTCGCGCTGCCGACCTGCACCGCCGCAATGCAGGAATTCGGGTAAATCTTCACGCCCGGGTTGCCGAGATCGACCGGCGCCCCGGTCGAGACGCCAAGTTGTGGAATGGTCGCGAGCACGCGATAGAGCACGAGGCTCAGCGAGCCGGTGACGTAGCTGGTGCCGAGCGTCAGCGTTTGAATCGACCGGATACCCGTATCCCCCGCCGCCAGCTGAAACGGCATCCAGGTGCCGACAACCGGTGTCGCCGGTGCCTGCCAGCCAACGACCCCGCTAAAGGTGCCGGTGTTGCCGCTATTTCCGTCCTGATCGGTGTAGGTGATGGTCGTATTTGCCACAACAGCGGCGTTGGTGTTCGCCGCCGTCGACCAGAGCGCCGCCATCCAGCCGGCCCCGTTGTTGCTCCCGTTGATGTCCCGATTCGGCAGCGTCGGCATGGTAATGGTTTGGCCGGTGGTCGTCGTGACGACGGCGCCGGTGTTGTACCAAATGACATCGATAAGTTGGGTCATCTCCGTAACAGAGCTGGTGATGCTCACGTTTTTCAGATAGAGCGATCCGGAGGCCGGATCGACGAGTGGATGGGCGCCCATTTGCGCCGCGCCGTTCGGGTCGGTCGTTTGCGAGGCGATCGAGCAGTCGGTGGTAAATCCGTTGAGCCCCGGCGCCTGGAGCGAGGCCGCGCCCGGGAAACCCGCCGCGCTCATCGTGTTGTACCAATAGCCTGCCGAGTCCTTCGCACCGCCGGCCTTGAAGAATGGGAACACGGTCCCATTGATGCCCGAGGTGTCGACCGATCCGACGATCGGGCGGCCGGTCGCATCGAACGGCGTGATGGTGCCGTTGGCATCCATGTCGATGGATTCGCCAGGGCCCAGCGTCCGTGAGTAGAAGGTGCGATTACTGCCGCTGACATCGCGTTGCAGCGTGACCGTGTTCGAGGCGCTGGTGCTGGTGTTCCGCAGCGTCAGCTCCTTGATCATGCGCGTCAGGCCGGATGACGGCGCCGAGACGATCGTGGTCGTCGTCGCGGAGGAAATCGCGCCGGCAGATTTGCTGGGTGTGAAGCTGTTGGTCCCGTAGTCGGCAAACGAGGCGTTGTAATCCAGGGCCGCCGCCGAACTGGTGACAACCTCAATCGAGTCCGTCGCCTCCAGAATGGTGGAGGCCTGCGCCGGGAGAACCAGCGAGACGATGCAGAGCAGGAGAAGTACCAGCCGTCGTGTCATAGTGCCCCCTAATACCCGATGAAGATCCGGCCCAGTGTTTGGGCGTTCGAGAACGCGCCGATGATGACGCGCTTGTCGACAATCTGGTTCGATTGAATGGCCGTATCCGTCGCCGGGACATACACCGCCGCACAGACGGCGCTGTTCGCCGGGATCGCTGGAAAGACCGGCGTGGCTGAGGCCGTCCCGGCCGTCACGCTCTTGGCCCCGGTGTTGTCGACCACCACCAGGTCAAAGCGCGGGTTCGTGGCGTGCGCCGTGGTGATCGTGACGTTGCCGCTGGACACGCCGACATCGACCCCGCTGATGCGTACCGCGCCCGCCGAGACGGCCAGCGTCATATCCGGCGAGCCTTGCGCCGTCACGGCACAACCGGTGATCACCCCGGTGCCGGCATAGCCCGCGGCCAGAATGTCGAAATCCACCTTGTCCACCTGGGCCTGCGCCGCATTGAAGGCGTCGGCCACATTCGGGATGGTGAAGTCCGCCTGTGCGGGCGAGGCCAGCAGCCCTGCGAACAGTCCAGCAATGACGAGACGATGCCGCATGATCACTCCACGCAATTGGGTTGCCTCGATCCGTCGGTGAGCGAGATGCAGCTCTTAAACTTGCCCGGGTTGGTGACAATCACCGCGTGGAGCGCCTGTCCTTGCTGCGTGTTCGGGCGGATCAGGCAGTCGTAGGGAAAGACGCCCGGCACCATCCACGAGGGATGGTTGGCCCAGAACGACACGGCCTTAATCTGCGGGTAGTAGTCGAGCACCCCCTGTAGCCCGTACTGCACTTTTAACGCGGCATAGGCACTGTCTGGGTTGCGGCCGTCTGGGAAGCCCAGTTCCGTGAACATCACCGGCTTGGTGGCGGCCACGGTGAGCACCTGCGCCATCGTTTTGTTGAGCGCCTGAAACCAGGAGTCGATCGACAGAATGTAATCCTGCGTGAAGCCCGGCCAGTCGGACATGTAGTAATCGAGCATGTACCAGTTGATGGAGACCCAATCGACGTAGGCATCGCCCGGATACATGTTTTTGAAATCCTGGCAGCTATCAAGCACCTGTTTCGCGTAGGTCTGCTGGGCCGCTGGATAGTCCTGCGAATCCCACAGGGTTTGGTCGACTTGCAGCACCGCCCACCCCATGGTGTCCCAGGTGAGGAAATGCAGATTTTCCCGCCGCTCGAAAAAGTCGTGGTAGTAGCGTTGGGCGGCCTTCAGCCGTTCCGCGCCGTCGCACACCGTGTTGGACGCGACCCCGGTATAGAGATTCGCCGGAGCCCCGGCAGGACGCGCGGGCGGCGTGAATTTGTTGAGGGCGGCATTGTTCGCAATGGCCCAGGCGAGCGACTTGTCGCCGTTCAGCCCGAACCCGCCGAAGTAGTCACCCCCGACCCCGTTCGGTTCGCGCCCGATCTGGAAGAACACCGGTTTGCCGAAGGCTTTCAGTTCAAGGGCAAACGTGTGGAGTGCGGCGTCGTATTGACCGCGCAGCAGCTTGTCAACCGTGAACCCGACCGGATGCTCAGCATCGGCCCCGGCATAGGTGTTGAACGCCTGAACCACGATCGCGCGCCCCGCGTCCCAAGCCGCGTTCGCTTGTGCGAGATCGAGGTGCGGATTCCCCGCGCCGTCATAGCCGATCGACCAGTGCCCCCGGTTGGCGGCGTAGTGTGTGGTGTGCATCCCCGCTGCCGCTTCCATCGTGGCAATGTCCCCCGGCTGCCACTCGTACTGCCCGAGGTAGAGGCCGGTCGCCGGCGGCGCGATCTTCAGTTGCGAATAATCTGCGCCAAGCGTGACGCTCCGAGGCGCGAGCGGTGCTAACTTCTTTTGCATTCCTGCTTCAGCCGAAAGGCCAGCGAATAGCCAGGTCATCACCGCAACGCACAGAACCCCGCGCAACACGAGCATAGGTCCCCTCCATTCCCATCGTTGAATCATCTAGACCAATCCGTCCTTCGTGCCCTTCTCCAGCGTCGAGACCCGGCGCTCCATGGCCGGAAGAGTGGCGGCGGTGGTCGTCAACGCGCTCAGCGTGGATTCGATCCCCTGCAGGCGCTGCAGCACCGGCGCGAGATCCGTCATGCGTGTCGCCCGCGCATCTTCCAGCGCCTTCAGGCGGTCGAGGAGGCCTTGGTATTCTTCTGCGGTGAGTGACACCATGGTGACCGGCATCGCTATCTCCTGCACTTCAAAGTGATGGTGCGGGCCCCATTGATGAGCGCCCCGGTGCTCTGCTGCACCCCGCGCGGGCAATCGGCCTGCTTGTAGGTGAACGAAAGCAACCCGTTGCTGTTCGTGAGCCCAGTGAAGATCTCCGGCGGCGGCGTGACAGGGGCAGGTGGCGTGGGTACTGGGATCTCGCCGACTTCGACCGTATTGCAGGCCGGGCCGTCTTTCGTTTCCGAGAGCCAGTGCCCGACCGTCGGCTTTACCATCCGCGCATCCACACACATCCACCGGTCGGTGGTTGGCGTGTTGGGTAGCGCCGGAAAATTCACCTGCAGAGACCCGATCGCTCCAGGCACAGTCCACAACTGGATCCACCCAGGAGCGGCAAAATGTTTCCAGCGAAAATCATACTCTTCGACCTGATCGGTCGGCGCCGTCCAGGTAACCGTGAAGGAGCCATTTGTGACGGCGCTGAGTGAGACCGCGACGCCATACGCCCCCATCACCAGGAGACTCAACAGGCCGGAGGCGATGAGATGGGCGCGGCCGCTCATGCGCATCACTGCACCCTCAAATTAGTTGGCCTGTTCGGCGCAAGCGGTGGGGGCGGCGGTGGCGCGGTGCCGCCTCCGCTCCCGCCGGAGCAGGGCGCCGGGCAGTTGTTGCTTGCAATCCTGATGTGGTCATAACTAAACGTGTCGGTTCTGGTCTTGGTGCCGCCGGTGCCGCCCCAGATCGGCGCGATCGGTACGTAATTGAAGGCGTAGGGCTCAAAGTTCATGTTGGTGAACTCACGAGCTAGCACCCCGTTGACCCAGTAACGGAAGATCCCATCGCGTGAGGTGGTCGTGGTGCTGCGCTTCACGTACAGCTCCAGCTTCGCCCATTGCCCCAGCGTCACAAACTCCCCGCCTCCGATGTCAAAGGTGCCGATGGTGCCAGGGAATCCGGAAATGTGGCTGTTATCGATGGTCCCGTTCTGGTACTGCATCCCGATCCTCACGGATGGGCCAGATCCAGACATATAGAAAAAGATCGGATTCGTCTGCGTCGTGCTGAGGAACAGAATCTTGGTGAGTACTGGATGGTTTTCAAACCCCGCGCTGGGCTTCCACCAAAATCCTACATAGGCTTCGCTTGCCGGAGCCTGGAACGTGAAGGAATCACCAGCCGGCGAGATCCCAGCGGGCATGCCCGTATAGAACACCTGCTGGTAGACGTTTGAGGGCGACTGTGGCGCCGTGCCATCGCTCGCAATGAGATGATTGCCGCGATCGTCCTGCCAGCCATTCCCGGCCAGCGAACTGAACGGCCAATCGGAAATGACACTCAGGCCTGAGGGCTGATTGGCCCATTGTGCGTGGGCTGGACTCGCGACGCCGAGCATCGTGGCCAGCGCGAGTAGAAGACGAGACCTCATAGTAAATCCTCCTCAAGATCGAAGGTAAACGGACTCGCCACGGCAGACCCAGGCGGCGGTGGTGGTGGCGGTGGCGGAGGCGCGGGCGCCGCAGCACACACCGGATCGGTAAACCCGTTTGTGCCGCCGGCGTTGGTGGCCTCGACGCGGTAACAGTCGCCGGTCTGCGTGCCGATATTGTTGGCATACGAGACGGTGTTTGGCGGAAGGCAGGCGTTGAGGTCCACCCAGTTCGGCAGGCTTTGATCGGTCTGCCATTGCAGATGAAAACACGCCTCGTTGTCGCTGTTGTCGTTCCAGCTGATCACCCGCTGGGTCCCCGGTGTGCTCCCTCCACCGCCCCCACCGCTCACGGGCTTGATCGGCACCCCGACCATCGCCCACGGTGGCGTGCTCACGATCGACCAGGCCATGACGGTCGACGGGGTCCCCGCCAGCACACTGCTGGCGCTATGGATATGGCCTGCGGTCCCAAAATCGCTCCAGTTCAACGTCTGCCCCGAGGCCACAGACGGCGCTGCGCCGAAGGCGAGCGAGGCGAGACAATCAAGGGCGAGTTCTCCGCTTGCACTGGTCACGGTGACGCTGGCGGGTGAGCCGGCCCCAGTGGTCGCCACCGCCGTGCCCAGCGGGGCCGAGGCATCGACGCCGGTGAATGAAATCGTTCCCACCATGGCCGAGCTGGGCGTACTCGAAAAGTCGATGCTGGTGTTCGCCGTGGTGGCCGGAGGATTGGCCAGGACATAGAGCGCGGCCTTGCATTGGTCGCCGCAGCTGGCATTACTGGCCGTGAGTACGTGGGTCAGCGGAAGGCCATTCCAGGTCGCCGACGTGATGGTCGGCGTCGAGAGGTAGTGCCACCAGCTCACGCAGACCGCGAGGAACGGATTGCTGCCGGCTGGCGCATGCGTATCGGTGCAGGGGTAGGAGCCACACTGCGTATAGGTCGCGCTGTTGCGCGCTACATCCGCCTGTGCTGGCCAGGGCAGCCCAAGCAGCAGCGCCAGAAGAACACCCCCCACACCTATGAGCCGCAGGTGGTGCATCAGTGTTTCCAGACATCGGCGCGCAGGGTGCCGCTCGCGGCATCGATCGCGCCCCCCGAGTGATTCTTGAGCACCACGCGGACGGTATCGGCCGCGCTGACATAACAGGCGATCTGCCAGAGATCGGCGGTGATGGTGCTGTGTCCGCAGTTCGCCACATCCCCCACGGCGGCCCCCGTGACGGTGATCGTCGTGCTGGTTTGCGAGCCGCTGGTGACATTTGGAGGGTCATAGGTCGCCGTCGCGCTGAGGTGTTTCGCTACGGGTGTGCCGATCACATCAGAGCCAGAGACGGTGCCCCGGTTTTCCCAAAAGGCGACACTGGTCAGCCCGTTTGTGTTGATCCAGTCGGCGGTGTTGGCGTTGGTGCCGATGTTGCCGCTCACGGTGCTGTTGTCGAGCTTCAGCGTGTCAAAGACGAAGTTCATTGTGCGCGAGCCGCCCGATCGCGTATCCCCGCCCAGGTTGCCGAGGAAGCTCACGCGCTGTGAATTAGGCGGCGTGCTGCCGGTCGTGATCGCGGTCGTGAACTGATACCCGCGCCCGTTGGCGCCAGTGAGGCCATTGTCCCAGGACTGGTTCGCCTGGATCGTGGCATCCTGCAGCGAGCGAAAGACGAAGCCGTATTCTTGATTCCTGTGCGCCTGGTTGCCTTGAATGACGCAGCGCACGCAGTTGATCACATACCCGTGGTCCCCCGAGCCTTCCGAGTAGTTGTTCGCGATCGTGATTTCCTCGACGCCCCCGATGGTGGGAAACTGGCTGTAGTCGTCGAGCTGGATGGAGACGTTGTCGAGCGTGTTATTCCGGAAAATATTGTTCGCAATGATCGACCGCCGGCCATAGCCCCACTTGCCGGCGGTCTCTCCGGTATTGCCCGCATAGCGAATGCGCAGGCCGCGCCCTGAATTCGAATAGATATTGGTGCCGATGATCTGGACGCGATCCCCACCGAATTCGACATCGATGCCATGCGCGGCGTTGCTGTAGTAATAGCCGCCGAGCACTTGCACATCGCGCGCGAAGGATTCGATGAGCAGCCCGGCGCCGACGTTGCTCCCATGCGCTCGCACGTTCGTCAGCGTGGCCCTGGTCACCTGTGGATTAGACGGCGCAGAGGCAAACCCGAGATAGGCTCCATAGCCGCACCCCGAGAGATCCACATTCGCCAGGACGAGATCGGTGGAGTTGTTCCCCGCCCAGACGCAGGCATAGAGCCCGTCGGCAAGCATGGAACTGACGCGCGTGTTGACGCCCCCGATGATCAGTACCCCCACCGACAACTTCGTGGTGTTGACGGTGTTCGTCCCGGTCAGCCGCCCGCCCACCACACGCTGATTTGACCCAGTCAGAACAATCGCCCCCAGCACATTCTGCGAGCCGTGAATCGAGGTGCGGCCCGTGCCCGTCATGCCGGTCATGTCGAGCGTGGCCCCGATCATGCGGATCAGCAGCCCGTTCGTGGCGCTGACTAATTCGCTGTTCCACGTATAGCTGCCGGCCAGGATTTCCAGGACGGCGGCATTCGCTCCACTGGGCAGACTGTCGTGGCATTTCTGCGCCGCGACACTGTCGTCGAGCCCATCGTTCGGAATGGCCCCGCACCAGCCGATGGAGACCGTGCCGGGATTGCCGAAGGCCAGCGCCGCCGTGCCGGTGAAGGTGAAGATCTGCGCGCGCGGGTTGCACTTGAACTGCTCCGGCGAATGGCCGGTGAGCGTGACGCCCGTGGCGAGCTGGAAGACCCCCGAGCCGGTACATTCGACGGTGATGTTCTGCGGAATGGTCAGATTGCTCGCGACCGGCTGCGCGTTGGAGATCCGGAGCGTCTTGACAGATGCCCCGATCGCCGTGACGGCGTCGTTGCAGGAGGCGTAGGAGGCGCAATCGACCACATCGGTGATCCCGCCCACGACCCCGTTGATGGTGGTCTGGATGCGGTCCCACATGCCTTTGGTCAAGTTGAGTTCGAAGCAGTAGGTTTTTCCGGCCGTGTTGTGCGTGACGGCGCTGGTGCCCTCTTGCCCGCGCGAGATGGTGAAGGTGTCGCCGGAGCGGTTGGTGACGGTGACGATTTCGACGTTCGGGTCGGCGCTGGCGCGGTTGTAATCGGTGCAGTTCCACCAGACCAAGGGGTACGTATAGCTGCTGGGAAATTTCGAGCCTGTTCCGGCCGCCACGATGACTGATGTCGCCGCCGCGTCGTAGCCGGTCGACATGGTCGTTTCAGCAAAGTTCGTGATCGGATCGAGCGCCGCGAAGGCCAGCACGTTGCCGAGGCTGAGCCACAGGCAGAGGGTCAAGAGCAGGTCTCGTGTCGTTCGTCGCATGGCGTTCCTTCTAGTAATCAATGACCGTAACTCCGCTTTGCCCTGATGTACCGGCCACCCCGTTGCCCGTTGGGCCTCCCCCTGCTCCACCAGTGCCACCAGACCGCCCGCCCCCATGGCTCAACACATCAGCGGTACCGCTGGACTGCGTCGCCGTGCCTGGATTCGGGCTGTAAGACGCATTGCTTCCGGCTGGTCCGCCTGATGGCGCGCCTTTTCCTGCTGGCCCGCCTGGGCCGCCATTGGCTGAAAAATTGAACCCCGTGCCAGAGACCGATGAGTTGCCCCCGGCTGTTCCGGCCGTTCCATCGCCGCCACCGGAGACATTGAACGCCCCACCGGCCCCACCTGGGCCAAATGCTCCATTGACGATGGTGACCGTGGCGCCAGGTGTGACGGAGACAACCGCCTCGACATAGCCCCCTCGCTCACCCGCCACGCCTGCCCCGCCGCCGAATGAGCCTTCCCCACCGCCCCCGCCACCTCCACCGCCACCTGGCGCCCATTGCCGGATGCGAATCTTTGTGACGTTGGCCGGGACGGGCCAGTTCGTGGTGCCGGATGCTGAGATCACATCGCGGCGGACGCGGGTTGAAAACAGGCGCTGGTCGGTCGAGCCGGTGATGGTGCTGCCACCAGTCACCACTGTGCCGAGCTTGACCGAGTCAGACGGTGCTGTGCCGCTGGTGTTGTCCTCGATCTGCACATTGCTCACGAGTCCGGACGAGAAGATCAGCTTCACGAAAATGTGACTGGTGGAACTTGCGGGAAGGGTGACGTTCGTCGCGGCCCATGTGACGTAGTAGCCCGAGATGTACGCGACCCCCGCCGGCACGATCAGGATGAGATTCGCCGCGCTCGTGGGCAGCAGTCCCCCGGAGACGATATAGCTTTCAGGATTGATGGCCTTGTGCAGCTCGCGGATGTATTTTTCCAGCGCGCGCTTGCCGTCATTCGCCACGCCGCCGTTGAGGTCGTTTTGACTGGGCTGCACCAGGGGCGTCGTGATGTTCGTACTGCTCATGCGAGATCCACCTGCCAGCTCACGGAAATGATGACGCTGGTGCTTTTGACAATAGGGTTGATGGCGACCCGTGCGAACAGGCGCCACTGACTGGCGAAGACCCCTGTCACGAGCGCCGCTTCCTGATAGGTGAAGCCGTTCCCGGTCGTGCTGCCCATGAAACCGCCGATGATGACCTGCTTGTCGCCCTTGGCTCGGGCGATGATGTCGGTGCGGACCTTTTCGTCGAACAAGCCCACGTCGGAGAGCTGCGGCGCAGTGCCGTTCGTGCCCCAGGCCACATGCGTGGGCGGCGGTGGCACTTCGGCAGCGAGCCAATCGCGCATGAGGTTGAGGCCGTTGCCGAATCCGGCGACCGAGTTGGCAACGATCTTGTTCTTGCGCCAGGGATCGATGCGGAGGACGTGTCGGCGGTACTGCTCCGGATGAAAGACGCGCTGCGGGTCATCAAGCAGCCAGCGCTCCATCTCGGCGTACCACGCGACGGCCTGCACGCGGCCCGTGGTGGCCGGGCGTTCTCTAAAGATCAGCCCCATTCCATGGCCCCCCAGATGTCTGTGCCCCATTCGCCGGTGTGCGCGACGCCGGTGGTGACGGTGACGAGATCAGTTGCGGTGAGCAGATCGTTGGCGACGGCCACTTCGTTGATGATGTCGTCGGGTGAAATCGTGCGGGCCGCGCCTCCCGAGAAGAACGCGGCGAAAAACTCTTGATAGGTGCCCTTCAGCTCTCCGGACACGGCCGTGACGCGATGCCGCCGCTGCTCGATGCCGAACAGGCTGGTTTCCATGCCGGTGATCAGCATCGAGGCCCCTTGCACATCGAGCGCGGGCAGATCGACGATGACGGTTTGCCCGAGGCCCAGGCCGATCAGGTCGGTTTCGAACTCGACCTGATCGTCAAGCGCCCCGAACCGCCGCAGATCGCCGCGGGCTTTCGCGACGGTGACGTCGAGACCATCCAGCGAGGCGTCTTGATCGACGGCCTCATAGCGTCCGCTGCCGCCTTCGATGGCCTGCCGTTCGGTAATCCCCGGCGCGTTCACCAGCTTGGTGGTGACCGGTCCATAGAACCCGGTGTAGGTGATCGCGAGGCGATCGGCCGGGGTGGTCGCGGTTTTGGCCTTTAGGAGCGGCTGGCTGGGATCTTGGTTGATGCCCTGCTGGTTCGCATTCCAGAACCATTGTTTGCTGCCGGCATCGTCCACCGAGCGAATGCCGTAGGTCTGCGCGGCGCCGTTCACGGTCACTCCGAGCAGTTGCGCCAGGGGATAGGCGGTCGGAAACGTGCGGGCGATGTCGTCGCCTTCGAAGAACTCGGTGATGGGGAGCGTGATGCCTTGGCCGCCGATGGCGTATTGCACATTGCGATAGTCGGCCAGGCTCTTGGAGACGCGCGCATCGCGGAAGGCGGCGGTCGTTTGATTGATATCGAACGGCGCCAGGGAGGCGAACTTCGGGAAGTACTGCATGACGGAGAACTGGTCGATAAACCAGTGATAGCCGGTGAGTCGGCAGATCTCCTTCAGGCAATCCGATGCGGGCTTGCGAGCAAAGACGACTTTTTGCAAACTCGGGCCATCGTGCACACCCCCGTCGGTGATGCCGTCCGCGGCCAGGTATTTGCTGATAATGTGCCGGATGATCTCGCCGGCGGTTTTGTTCTGATAGACCTCATTGACGGTGATGCGGTCGGCCAGCGCCGAGAGATCAACCCCCCGCACCACGATCTCCACATAGTCGTTGCGCTTTTGGGCGGTATAGGACAGGTCAATGTCATGGACGATTCCCGCCCACATGCGCACGTTGCCGAAGAGGGCGACGATGCGCTCCCCCCGGTGCGGCACATACCCGTCGGAGACGACCAGCGGGAGCGTGCAGGTATCACGGCCGTTTAGCTCCTGCTCAACCGTCCAGGCGTTGGCCCGCATGTACTTCGTGACATCCGCCGAGCCGATTCTGACGAGAAACTGTGCGGCCCCAGACACCGCCCCCGCTCGGCGTGCGCCGGTGGCAAAGGGTGAGGTCGCAAATGGGCCAGTCCCGAACGGCATTAGAGGCCCCTCGCGTGCAGTTTGTAGGCTCCCGGGAGCGCCGGCAGAAGGGCCTCCCCGATTTTCTTGCTATCGATCCGCATCTCGACATGGATGTTTCCGCCCGCGCCCCCAAGCCCCATGGTTTTCTGCATGAACGCCGCGCCCCGATCGTTGAGCGGGATGGCCGCTTCCGGTGAACCGGCTTCGCCCATGAGTCCCAGCGTTGGGCCGGTCACAATGCCGCCACTGGCGAAGGCACCCATGGCCACGGCAGCGGTAATGCCTGCCACCGCCGCCAGCAGAACCCCGGCAGCAAAGATGCCCCCGACGTTGCCGAAGAGCGCCGAGAGCCCGAGAGCTGAGGCGATGGCTTCCAGCACGCCGACGACGGAGGTGGCAAACTCCACGATCATCGGCCAGAGGGTTTCGACGAAGAACGCCTTGACGGCGGTTCCGAGCAGTTCGATGGCGCCCATCACCGAGGCGAAACTCGCGCCCCAGATGGTGGCGCTGGCGGACGCGGCGGTGGTGTTGCTCGCGACAATGGCGGCGTCTGCGGTGGCATTCGAGGCGACCCGCGACGTATCGCCGGTGACCTTGAGGGCTGTCTTGGCGGCTTCCTGGGTTTCGATCAGTCCCAGCTCACGGAGTTGGGCGAGCGCCAGTTGCGCGAGCCATTGCTCTGTGGCCTGCAGGGTGCTCTGAATCAGGGTTGTCTGGGTCTGCTGAATAAAGTCATCGAACGTGCCCTTGCCCTGGATCCACATCGCCGTGGCCTGGTTAAAGCTGCTCATGATCGACGAGATCGAAAAGGCGTTACTCGCGACGATGGCTTGGAGCTGTTGCTCCCAGAACGTGGGGAACTGTTGGATGATCTGCCGGCGCTTGGCGTTCAGATCGACATCGAGCGCGAGGATGGCGACGTTTTTCCGGTCTTCATCGAAAATGGTTTCCTCGATCATTTGCCGCCGGAGATCGTTTTCCGCCAGCAGGAGATCAAAGCCCTTCTCTCTTGCTAATTCGGCCTGTCCGATGAGCCCCGGAGCCTGTTGGTACCAGGACTGCTGCTGCTGGAAGTCCGCGCGGGCGTATTCGACCCCCAGTTCGAGTTCCTTGTTGCGATCCTTATAGGCGGCGGTCGCTGACACGATCGCGTCGTGCGCGACCTGCTGGTTGAGCAGAACCTGGAGGGCGGCCTCTTGGTGGTTCAATTCCGGCATGAGCCGGATGAGGTTCTCGACGGCGGCCTCGTGCGCTTTCATGCCATCGCTGAGCGTGGCCGGCGCAAATTGCAGATTGTTGACCTCTTCCTGCTGCTGCAGTTCACGCGCAAACGCCGCGTTCCGTTCCTTGCGGTCGGCCTCGGCAATGGCGTTCACGTTCCGCCCCAGCTGCTCCTGGGCCTTCATCTCGGCGGTGATCGCGCGCCACTTGGTGAGGTTGTCGACCAGGATCCGCTTGCCCATGTCCTCTTGGACTCGGCCTTCGGCTTCGAGCTTGGCGATCATCTCGTCGTGGAGCTGCTTGGTCGCCTCCCCGAACGCGGCCATGTCCTTGGCCTGCTTTTCCATCGCCTCGACGTTGAACCCAGGCCCCCCCATTTTTTGGATAAGCGGGTTCAGGGTCTTCAGAAATTGGATGGTGTTCTCCCCGCCCTTACTGCCCTCGTTGAGCGCCCCGAAGAAGGTGGCGACAACCCCGATGCCTTTGGTAAGCGATTCGGTCACGGCGGTGACGGCGGGCGCCATGAGCCCGGCGAGTTGATTCGATGCGGCTTTGGTCGCGACTCCGAGGGTGTCGAAGGCGTCATCGGCTGTAGAGAGGGCCTTGACCGTCTCTGTTGAGAGGACCGCGCCGAGCGCTTTGGATTGCTCCATACTTTCGCGGAAACCGGCCGAGCCACGGTTGAGGATGGGAATCAGGTCTTGCCCGGCCTTGCCGAATAGCTCGACGGCGATGCGGGTCTTGTCGGCCCCATCGGGCATCATGTCGAACCGATCCGCGAGCTGTTCCAGCACGCCGTCGACGGAGGTGGCCGTTAGCCCCAGCTCGGCGAATTTCTCGGCGGCTTGGCTATTCGGGTTGCGCGATTGCACGATCTGATCGGAGAGGGTTTTGACGCCGCGGGTGAGGCTGTCCATGCCCAGCCCGCTTTGGGCCATGGCGACCGTCCAGCTTTGCAGCGTGGTCACGGCGATGCCGGTCTTTTGGCTGGTCTGCTCGAGAACCTCCGCCTGGCGCCCCGCGCTTTCGACGAGGGCCGTCGCCGCACCGGCGGCCGCCAAGACGCCACCAGCTAAAATGCCAGCCGCGACCGCGCCGCCTTTGGCGAGGCCCATGAAATTATCGAGCGCCCGATTGACCCCGCCCCCGAGTGACTGGCCGGCGGTTTCTGACGCACGGATGAAACTGTTCAGCGACTTCTGGGACTGCTCCAGCGCCTTCAGGAGATTATTCGAGTCGGCGATGAGTTCGAGGACGAGCTTATTGGCCACGGCGGCGCTCCTGGGCGTCTCGCGCGGCGAGCAAGGCCTGGGCGTTGCGTTGGCCCAGGGTCTCGTCGTCGAGCATGGGCTCGGCGGTCATTTCCTTCGGCAAGTAGTCGGCGGCGTGGGCCACGGGCTGCGACTCCTTCGTGCGGTTCACGTTGTAAATCTGGCTCGCGACGATGCCGGACCGGATAAACTCTGCCGGCGGACCGAACGGCTCGATGGTATAAAACGCCATCCACTCGGCCAGCAGGCGGGCTGGCATCTCCCGTGCCAGCCGATCGGGATTCGCACAGCCCAGACTCAGGGCGAGACGGAAGAGGAATCGTCGCTCTGGCTGGGCTCTGAATTTTTTACGAGATCCTCGACTTCTTTCTTCGTCATGCCCGAGAGGCGGTTGGCCGCCTCGACGATCAGCTCCAATGCCGCCGCGCTCTTGGTGCCCAGCTTTTCAATGTCGCGCTCGGTAAAAATCCGCTGCCGGTCATGATTCACGACCGTGAGCGCCACGAGCTTGGCGGTGGAGTTCTCCAGGCGTAGCTTCTGGGTGCCGCCCTTCATTTCGACCAGGGATTGCTGATACTGGTTCTTCGCGGCGGCGCTGAGCCCGCACACGAGGACGGTGCGGTTGTTCCACATCGGAATGGTCACCTCTTCCACGAGGATGTCTTCCATTCCGAAGATCTCGTCCCGCGTGAGCGGGCTGGCGTTCCCGTTTTGCATGCGACTCCTTACAGATTGATGATCGCGAACAGCACCGAGGCGTTGCTCGCTTCGAGGTACAGAAATCCGTCCGCTTGCTGCCAGCCTTCGGCGTTGTCGATTTTGAAGGCCATGACGTCGCCCGCTTCGAGCGAATAGGTCGTGATGTCGCCCGTGCGGTTGCGCCCGTCGGCCTTGCTGGTGAGGGTGACGGTAAACGGCGATGAGGCGTGACTGTTCCGCGCCAGGATCAGCTTCGGCCCGTTGAAGGAAATCTGGTTCTTGTTCGCCACGTCGGCAGCGGTCCAGGCCAGATCCAGGGCATTCGCCGCCACCGGCAACGTGGGATAGGAACCGACCGGCGTGATGGGTGTGAGGGTTGTCCGTGCCATGTGTGCGCTCCTTTATGGTCAAACGTCGGTGGTCTGGTCGCTCTCCGGTTTAGGCAAACGTCGGCAGCCCCGTGAGCATGATCTTGATCTTGGCGTTGATGGAGTCCGCCACCGGGAAGGTGACCGGCAGGCTCATGATGTAGCCCGAGCAGCTGATCAACGATCCGTAGGGATCCAGCACCTGGAAATTTTTCTTGGTCTGGTTAATCCAGGCGTTTCGGACGGCCACATGCGTGGCATCGTTCGCGAGGTAGTTGATTTCGATCTCCAGGCTGCCGGGATCGATAAGCCCCGGAATCTTTTCTTTCGCGCGGCCGTTGACCGCGTTGTTGTGCGTGGTAATTTCGATCTCGTCTGATTCCAGCCCTGAAAAGGAAATATCGCCCCGCACTTCTGCGATCGCGGTAAAGGTTTCAGGCGCGCCTCCGTCGCCCATCTTGACGAGCGTTCCGTAACCGAATCGTGCTTGACTCCCCATGTGTCATCCTCCTTGTTGAACGCTCACCACGAGACCGGGCGGCGTGTGTGGGCGGTCCACCGCATGACGGCCTGGGCAAATGGCTTGACGATGGTGGTCCCCTCGTCGGTTTCGATACTGTCGAGCTGGAGCTGTGAGACGAGCGGGCGAAGACTCTGCGCCACGCGCAGCGTGTCCCACACGTCATCGATCGCGGCGTCGAGCGTGGCCCGCAGATCTCCTTCGGCGCGCACGTAGACGACGACCAGCACGGTCATCCGTGAATCGATCGCCTGTTGGGTCTGGAGCGTCAGGTCTTCATTCGTGACGACGACGCAATAGGTCGGTGATTTCTTGAGTTCTTCGACGGTGCAGAACTGGGGGAGAACCTGCGCCCCCGGCACGCGAGCCGATGGAGAGTCGGCAATCTGCCCCAAGGCGCTGACGACGGCGTCTCTGACCTGGGTGCGCATCGACAAGGCCCCGCTCATTTCCCCACCTCGGCGAGCACGGTGTTGAATTCCTTCTCGGCGCTGCCTTCCATGGTGTCGGAAGCGGGCGCGATGACAGGACGCGGATGCAGGAAGCCCCGGCCATACGCGAGCGTGGCTCCATGTTCGAAGATGTTCATGAGTCGCGGCAGCGGCGTGATCTGGCCCTTGACCTCGGACGCGCGGACGCTGACTTTTGTCTGCATCTTTCGGGCGGCGGCTTTGAGGCGGCCGGTGCGGACTTCGAACTGCCCGGCGATCTCCTGCCTCGCGCGGGTGCGTCCACTGTTCAGCACCTTCCGCATGGCGGTTTTGACGCGCTTGACGGCCTCGCGGCCTTCCTTCGCGTAGTCCAAGAGCCCCGCGCCGTTGACTTTCAACGTGATGACGGCCATCAGGCGACCCCCGTATTGAGGCGGTACTTGCTGATGATGGCGTCGAGATCGAGCGGCCAGGAGAGATTGACGAACTGCACGCTGCCGTCGGCGATGCTGCGCGACCGCACGCCGATGAGGTTCTGGTCGCCCTTGGCATAGGCGGCCCAGATCATTTCGATGGCGGCCTGCTCGAGATCGGGCGGCATGACCTGATAGCCCCCGAGGTAGGTGATCTTGATGTTGCGGAGGCCATTCTGAAACGTGAGGCCGTCGAGCCGCACGATGCCAGCCTCCGCGTCTTCAATGACGTACTGGCTCGCGCTGATCGGCGTGGTGTACGCGCGCGCGAGATCGTCCCAGAGGTTGGTGATGCTGACGATGGGCGGACGGCTGACCATGATGCTGTCGCGCCAGTCGTGCCCGTGGAAGTATTCGGTGACGGTGGCTTGATCGAACGTGCGCCGACACTCCTGCTCCAGCCACTGCTGCACGGCAGGGATTAGGCGCTCCAGGCCTTCATCGTGCTCGACGTTGTCGGCCTCGATCTTGCGGAACGCCTTGCAGTCGCTGACGGTGGTGATGGGCATGGTGTCGGGTTGCCGTCCTTACTTGCCCTTGACAATTTTGCCGAGCCCGGCTTCCTGGCGGGCCGTGGCCGTGGATTCATCCAGTTCGATGATGTCGCCAGGCGCATGAGAGAAATTGTCGCCGGCCCAGCTGACACCGTTTTGGAAACTGACTTTCTTGACGTCTGCCATGATGCCCCCGTGCTGGTAAATCAGGCCGGGAGAGGCGGTCCCCTCCCGGCTGGTGGTGCTGGTCTGCGCGCCGCTTAGGTGGCGCTGTTCTGGTAGTACTTGACCGGGTTGGTGCCGGCGTCGATCAGGTTGCCGTCGACCCGCGCGAAGGCGAAGAAGCCGACCTGCAAGGCATCGGCATACCGTTCATTGAGGCGCATGAGCGTCATCCCGCGCACGCGCCGCACTTTGTATTTGTTCAGCGCCCCGAACAGGATGGACTTGGCGTTCGCGGCCATGGCGGCGACGTCGTTGTTGGTGACGACGGGATAGCCCAGCAAGGTATCCGGCTGGCCAGCCTGCACCGACGGCTCCCACAGCGGACGGTTCTGGGAGTCCTTCAGCTTGCGCACGACCTTGATGGAGGAATCGTTCGCCATCCACTTCGACCCGCGCCGGTAGGCCGGATCGATGCTGTGGATCAGGTCGATGAGGTCGTCATAGATCACGCTGGTGGTTTGGCCGGTCGTGCCGACCTTGCCCGAAGCCGCCGCGGTGACGATGCCGTTGGGTTGGCCGCTGCCCGTGCCGGTCGTGAAATGCGTGTTGAAGATGCGGCCCAGGCGTTCCCCGGCAATGTCCGCGATGAGGTTCTCCATGTTGAAGAAGGAGTCCTGCATCAGCTGCAAGGACACGGCGATCAACTTCGACGTGTACATGTAGGCTTTCAAGGTGACGCTGGCGAAGGTGACGTCCTGCGCGGAAATGGTGGCGTTCTCCGCGAGGATGGCGCCGACCTGCGTGGTGTCGTTGACCGTGGGCCAGGGCATGTCCGCGCCGCTGTCGGTCTCGATGACTTCGGCGTTCTCCATCACGCCGCTGTAATACTTGAGGGCGACCTCCAGGCGATCGCTGAAGGACTGCGGAACCAGGAATCCGCCGGCGGTCGTGGTGCCGACACTCTGCGCGGCCTGGATGACCGGCGCGGCCCGGCGCTGCATGAACTGCCGCTCGCGGTCGCTCAGATCCTGCATCCCGCCGACCAGCCACTTGCGGAAAATGGTGCCTTCCTGCTCGTCCTGGTTCTTCGCTTCCGTGATGCTGACGTTGTCGCGCCCGGCGCGTTGTTCGACGCGCTGTCCCAGCTCCTGCTCAACGGCCAGCACCTTTTCGAGCCGGTCGATGTTGGCCTTGATGGTGTCGGCATCGGCCATCATCTGGTCGAACCGCGACTCGTCCTCTTTGCCGATCTTGTCGGCCTTGACGAGAATGGCTTGTGCATCCGCGACGAGCTTGGCCCGTTCCTCCCGCAGTGCTTTGACTTTGACTAAGGACATGAACCCCTCCTTGGTTTATCGGGACTGCTCGCCACGCTCGACCAGCGCCAGTCGTCGGCGCATGAGCGCAGCCCGTCGCACACTGTCTTCGTCGGGTTGTGTGTCGGCTGTCGGCGCGGGTGGCTGCTCCACCAGTGCCTTCGGTGTTTTGGTATAGGCAGAGAGATCGAAGCGGTTCTCGGCTTTGGCCCCCACCTTGACGGTATCGGCGAGACCGGCGGCTTTCGCTTCCTCGGCGGTGAACCACGTCTCGGCGTTCATCCAGCCCTGGGCGGCTTCGAGCGTGACGCCTGCCCGGCTGGCATAGACCCCCGCGAGGCTCGCGCCGATCTTGTCGAGCGTGGCGGCCATCTCGCGCATGTCGGCGGCGTTGCCGATCGCGAAGGCCCACGGATTGTGGATCATCATGAAGGTCGACTCGCCCATGGTGATGTGGTCGCCCGCCATGGCGATGATCGATCCGATGCTGGCCGCGATGCCGTCCACGGTGACGTGAATGGCGGCGCCGTGAGCCTTGAGGCTGTTGAAAATGGCGAGGCCGTCAAACACATCGCCGCCCGGCGTGTTGATCCGGACGTTGATGGTCTTGGCTGACACGGCTTTGAGTTCCTTGGCGAAATCCGCCGCCGTGACGCCACCCCAACCGATATAGTCATAAATCAGCACGTCGGCCTGGTCGGATGAGGCTTTGGCCTCAATCGAGAACCAGGTGCGCGCATGCAGCGCGGCGAGGGCGGCTTTCTGTGGCACCATAGCGGTTAGCGACATTCCCCCTCCCAATTCAGTTTTGGCGCGATGATGGTCCAGTCGTCGTCGATCTCGTTGCGCGGCTTGGTCGTGGCCGGCGGACCGGCCTTGATGAGCTGCTCCATCGGCGCGAGGTTGGTTTGTACGAAGAGCGTGTCCCCACCCGGCACCGCGGGAAGGTCTTCGAAGCGGCGGATCTCGTTGGTGGTAAGCCAGCCGTTTTGATGGCCGCTGGCGTAGTATTCCGACCTGGCTTTTGAGTCCCCACGCATCAGCCCCTGCACTTTGAACTGTGTATAGAAGGGCGAACGCGGGAACAGCTTGCGGTTCAATTCCTGCTCGAATCGGGTGAGCCACGGTAGCAGCGTGAAGATGAGAAACCCGAGGGTGTTCTGTTCCACGCCGGTGCCCCAGCTAGTCTGCTTGTCGGTGTGGCCGATCAGGTGCGGCGGCACGCCGAAGAATCGGGCGATGTCTTCCACTTGAAAGCGGCGGGTTTCGAGGAATTGGGCGTCTTCACTGGTCATGCTGATATTGGACACGTCGATCCCTTCCTCAAGGATCAGCGTCTTTCCGACATTCGAGAGCCCGGCGTGCTGCTGTTCGAATTGCGTGCGCAGTCGATTCGCCGCGTCTTTGCTCAGCACTTTCGGATGCTTCAGCACGACGCCCAGCTTCGCGCCGTTGGAGAAGAGGCGCGAGCCGTGCTGCTCGGTGGCCAGTGCGAGGCCGACGGCTTGCCGCGCGGCCCAGGTGATGACCGACTGCCCCTTGAGGCCGTCATAGCCCAGCCCCGGCACATGCAGCATGTCGGATTGGTCGAGTATTTCGGTGGTGTTGTCCCCGAAGCGCACGGTGTAACGATTGCGACCATTGACGCGCTCCGGCGTCACAAAGCTGGCGTGGATGGGAAAGAGATCGATGACCTGATTCGCCTGGTTCCGACCGATGGCGGCATAGGCGTTCCCCCCGAGCAGGACGTTCGCGGTGAGGAACTCCCGAAATACCGATGAGGTCATGACCGGATTGGGTTCGTCGTGCAGGAGGTAGTAGGGCAGCGTGTCAGGTACTTCGGCGGATTCGCCGTCCCGCTTCCGTCGGTAGACCTTGAGCGGGAGTGAGCCGACAATGCGCGCAATGAGGTTCACGCACGCATACACCGCGCTGGTGCGCATCGATGTCTGTTCGGTGACGGTGATGCCCGCATCGGTCTGCCAGCCGAACAAATCCACGAGCCACTGCGCGGGATTGCCGAGATTGGTACTAGGGTTTTCGGGCGAGGCGTCCTGTGGGCGACTCTTTTCCCAGAATTTCCAGAATTTCCAGTTCATGCTGCTGACATAGCAGCACGCCTAGGATGTGACTACGCATGTTTGTCACCTGGTGTCGTGTTTGTCGCAGGAAATGTGCTCAGAGGTACGGGATCACAGAATCGGTGCGGACGCGGCGCTGACCGCCTGGCGTCAACACGGTGGTGAGCTTTCCGACTTCGAGATACCGTTGGACGGTGCGCGGGGTGACTTCGAGCAGTTCGGCGGCTTCTTCAATGCGGAGCTTGGTTTTCTGCAACAAGGTGTTCGGATCGTACATCTGGCCTCCCTTACGGCGTTTCTGTTTCGGCATCAGCTTGGCCTCCCAATGTGATGAAGCCCCGCGTTTCATAGACCGAGGCCGTGGTTTGATGCCGCATATCTCGATCGAGCGCCAGCAGCAGCGCGACGATCCCGTCGATTTTCCCTTGTGACTGCGCCTTGTCGGGCTTCTTGTTCCCCGCCGGGTCTTCTTTCACGGCGACGTTATTCGCCATCCACCGCAGCAGCGCGTGCCCCCCATGCCGCAGCGAATGCGAGAGCAGCCGCCGTTCTAACTCAGCCGTGGGCCCGGCCATGCTCATGAAGCCCATGCCGCATGCGGCCACGGTGAGGCCTTCCTCGGCGAGCTGCATCGACATCTGGTAGCCCTGAAAGAGCCGGTCGACCGCGAGTTCCTGGATCTGAAACGTCGACGCATCCTTGAGCACCTGGGCCTTCACGGCTTCATAGTCGATGGCGTTCCCTGGTGTGGTGGTGATGAGCCCCTCGCGCGCCCAGGCTTCGTACTGATCGCGGTAGCGGTTATGCTCGTCGCTGAGCCGCGCCTCCGGACACCAGAAGCGGCAGAGGACGCTGGCCACGCCAGATGCGGGATCCCGAAAGAGCAACACGAAGGCCGTGAGGTCGGACACGGACGAGAGATCGAGACCGGCATAGCAGGGTTTTCCGTGCAGCTCGGATTCGTCGATCGGTGCGCCGGCGTTCTTGTCCCACAGGCCGAGGTCAATCCAGCGCGTGACCTGCTGCGTCCACTGGTTGAGGTCGAGCCGCAGAAAGGTGTTGAGTTTCGACGGCATGTTCTTGGCCTTGAGGGCCTGGTCGCGCATGTAATCGAGCTTTTTCGACACGCCCAGATTCGGGTTCGCCTTATGCCAGTTCCGCTCGTCCTGCCAGTCGTCTTTTTCATCCATGTTGCAGATGAAGCCGAAGTAGGTGTCATCCTCGATGACGCCCCGCAGGATCTGCTCTACATAGACGTGCTGCTCCCAGCAGATGGAGGCCTCGGTCTGATCGGTTCCGGCGGTGGTGATGGCAAAGAGCAGCGGCTGCCGGCGGGCGCTGGTGCCGGTTTCCATCAGGTCATAGACCCCGCGGGTCTTGTGCGCGTGCAGCTCGTCGACGATGGCGGCATGGACGTTGAGGCCGTCGAGGGTGTCTTCGTCGGCCCCCAGCGGTTCATACTTCTGGGCCTTGTCGATCCGCGTGAGGCTGTTCTTGTAGACCTGGATCACATCGATCAGATCGGGCGATGCCTTGACCATGCGCGTAGCTTCGCCGTGGACGATGATCGCCTGGTCCTTTTTGGTGGCGGCGCTGTAGACCTCGGCGCCTGGCTCGTCGTCGGCGAATGCGAGCTTGAGGCCGATCCCCGCCCCGAGCGTGCTCTTGCCATTCTTGCGCGGGACTTCCAGATAGCCGGTTTTGAATCGGCGCGTTCCGTCCTTTTTCACCCAGCCGAACAGCACCCAGACGATGAACTTCTGCCATGGTTCGAGCGTGAAGGACTGGCCGGCCCATTCGCCCTTGGAGTGTTTCAGGTAGGAAAAGAACTCGATCGCATCGCTGGCCTTCTGCTCATCGAACCGCAGCCCCCGCTTTTTCCCCTTTTGGAGATCCAGCAGGTGGCGCTTGACGGCCAGGCGGATCAGCTGCCCGGCGATGACCTTGCCGTTGAGCACGCCCTCGATGTAGCGATCGACGGCCAGCGCGGTCGGTGACAGCTTCGCCTTCGTGGGCGCCCGGCGGCCGCGTCGTCTTGGTGTACGCTTCGGTGTCCTCACAGTGATCGGCATCGCCTACCCCAGCAACCGCTTCACGCCGGATTCATTGTCTTTCGCTGGAATCGCCTTGACCTTCGATCTGGATGCTGGTGTAAGCCCGAACTCCTGCAGCAATTTGTGCATGTGCTCGAATGCCTTGTTAGAGATCGGGAGCCATGGGTTTTGAATTGGAAACCCGTTGGGAGACTTCACGAGGATTCCTGTCTTTTTGATGTTCTCTTCAGCCTCGACCCAGCGGCCCCACGCCACGCAATAGGCAGCCAATGCGGAACGATCGGCCTCTGTCAGGATCCGGCTGCTTTGTAGGAGATCCCTCATCCGGTCCCATTCCTTCCTGGCAACGAGACTGAGATGCTCCGGGCAGTCTTCTTCGATGGCTTTGTATTCCGGCTCGTCTTTGTTATAGGGACGCCGGCCAGGGTTGCCCTGCAGTATCTTGATCGATGTCGGCTTCGGCTTTCTGCCTCTCATTTCTTCCCAGAGATCAGTTTGGCCTTGGCTCCCGCGATATGCTCCCACCGTTCGATGATGGCATCGCAATATCGAGGATCCGCTTCAATGAGCACGGCCCGTCGATCGATACTCTGGGCCGCGATGAGCGTCGAACCGGAACCACCGAACCCGTCAAAGACGATCTCGCCGATTCGGGACGAGTTTCTGACGGCCTTCTGGATGAGCGCGATCGGCTTGATGGTCGGATGCATGATGTTGGCGGTTGGCCGGTCCTCTTTCCACACGGTGGTGTTTTCTTGCCGGCGCAGGTCCTTGATGAGTTCGATCAGCTCGGCCTTTCCCAGCTTCTTCAGACTGCCTTCCTCATCCATGACTGTGTCTTGAGTTCTGTCGTCGAGGAAATAGTGGCTCGCGCCTTCAGCCCATCCGTAAAGGATCGTCTCGTGGCGCCAGTGATAATCCTGCCTCCCCATGACGAAGTGGTTCTTAACCCACACCAGGCATTGCCGGAGCGTATAGCCGGCCAGGCGCAGAGCCAATCGGAAGGCCGTCTCGGTGTCGCCGGCGGGACCACAGACATAGAAGCAGCCTCCGGCCTTCAGCGGCCAGGCCTGCGCGGCATCCGTGACCAGGCGCATGGTGCCGACGTCTCCGAGATTGTCGTTCTTGATCGTTAAGGCTTTCTTCGTCTTGCCGACATACTCCACCCCATAGGGCGGGTCTGTGAACACGAGGTCGGCCGTCTGACTGCCGATCGCCAAGGTGACATTCTTTGGATCGGTGCTGTCTCCACACAGCAGCCGATTGTCTCCCAGCTCCCAGATCTGGCCGACTTTCGACGTTGCCACAGCCGGCGGTTCCGGCTGGTCGTCCAAATCGGTACGCTCGAGGGAGTCTTGATCCGGTGTGAGTATTTCGCTGAGCTCATCTTTCGAGAAACCGGTCAGACTGAGGTCGAAGTTGCAATCCTTCAGTTCCTCAAGGATTGAAGAAAGCGCCGCATCATCCCATTTCGACAGCTCGGTCAGCTTGTTGTCGGCGATGGTATAGGCACTCGCATCGTCGTCGTTCATCTCCAAAAAGATGACCGGCACCCTCTCGAGGCCTGCCTTTTTCGCGGCCTCCAGTCGACCATGGCCGGCAATGATGCGCTTCGTGCCTTCCTGCACGAGAATCGGATTAGTCCATCCAAAGTGTTCTATTGATCGGACAATTCCTTCGATATCACCTGCATGTTTTCGAGGGTTTTTCCCATACGGTTTCAGGCTGGCGACGTCGCATTCCTTCTCAAACCTCACGCTATACCCCCCCCTGCTTAATTTCGCGCCCGCATACGCTGAGGGAGGACGATCGGTCTAGGTCCGAAAGCTGTAGAGA